GCTTGTGGTACGATGTGAGTCTAGTGCCTGCTCAACTCAAAATTCCTGATTTCAAAATACCCACCGAAACATACTGTGTGGAAAATATAGCCAAGTGGTCGGCAGGTGGCGACGACTCATGGTTTTATCGAGGCACTGACACAGAATGAATGAGTATCCAGTATATCCAGAACAACACGGTGACGAGGATAGGCCCGTCCTTCCTTACTCACCAGTATAGAACACCCTTAGGACCGCACTAGTTGCGAAAGGTGTAGGCGGCTGCTGCCTGGCAATAAATAGATTCGCTACCTATCAAGGCCCAAGTGAGCAATTTTAAAGCAAAAATTTCAAAACCAACTATACCACTTACTGTGTTTGGAGATGTTAGAACGCTCGATATCACTGATGAAATGTTGTATTGGTATCCCTGGATCGACAATATAAAAGATAAAAATATTTACTTGTCATTGAATCTGCAATGGGGAACAAATGGAGAACTGCCACCTCCACCGCCAACTGGTTATGACTACTACATCAGTCACGGAGATAGTTTGATGTTTGGGTGGCCGGAATCTGTAATTGATAAAATTGATGGAAAAATTATTCATCTAACCGGAGCATTGATTCCAGATTCATTTGACACAGATCGCATACAATACGTTTCACATAACACAGCACACAAACGTATTCGTGGTATAGCAACAGCAGATATCACTAAGAACATTCAATACAAGGCCAGTGCATTAACCAATCGTGTGTCACAAAGCAAGGCCATAATTTTTTCTGCCTTAATGGATGTGCTAGGAGAAAAGAATTTTGTTGCATCGTTGCATCATGATTTAGAAAGTGATAAAAATACACACCATTGGGAAATTTCTGGAAATTCTACCTGTGATCATTATTTAAATTTGTTTAGACAACATTGGGTAGGCAAAACAATTTCTTTGCCACACGATGATCAAGTCACATGGTCCTATAACAATTCAGCATATCAAACAGCAGCATTAAATTTTACACAAGAAAGTTATCATTATAGTTACATGATCAAGGACGGTCGTGGCTATGTTGAACCCGGGCCTTTTGTAACTGAAAAAACTTGGAAATGCCTTAGGTCAGCAACTGCATTTATTCCTGTTGGGCAGGTACATGTTTATCATTGGTTTAAACAACTAGGCCTACAATTTGATTACGGCGAGTTAGATTTGAGTTTTGACAACGATCCAGGAAATTTAACCAGACTGGAAAAAATTGTTGATTTAATCAAAACATTGGAACAATGGTCAGCACAAGATCTATATGAAATGACATATGAAAGCACTCAACACAATTTTGAACATGTGCAATCTCAAAAGTTTTGGGACATCTGCGAAGAGTCCAACACAGAAACCTACAAATTATTAAACAATCTATAACATGATAATAACTGCCAACCACAATCCTATACGCATCATTGGCTATCCAGAATCATCCATGACTCAGGAGTTCATAAATGAAATTGGTAAAACACATCAAGTAGAAGTAATTTTGCCAAAGGATTTTTTAAAAGATCAATCAACTGACTATCAATACATTGTGGCTGTAACAGTTGATTTTGATGAGCGTAAACAAATTATTGACATAATTGACAACAATAAACTGGCCGTGATCACAGTAATACATGATAGTTCATTGGTTGGATCTGCACCACCTGCGGTAATACAACCAGGCACCTTTATTTTTCCATTTTGTAGTATTGCACTAGGATCTTATATAGGGCGGCATTGTGTAATAGGTCCTTACAATCTAATTGGGCATTACAGCCGATTGGGAAATAATTGTGTTACCAGACCAAGTGTGGTAATTTCTGACAAATCCACAGTGGGAAATAATTGTATTTTTAACATCAGATCGACTGTAACTAACAAAGTGTCAATTGTGGACGACGTAGTGGTATTAGGGTTGACCAACGTAGTTAAAAATATTGAATCATCTGGGCGTTATGCTGGATCGTCGGCAAGACGAATCAGCGATTCTTAAACACTAAAAATTCTGTCAACGGTTTATAATCTTCCCAGCCCCATGATTTATCAACAGGTGCAGAATGCAATTCATCAAATAATAGTACACCACGTGCTGCATCCTCGGGAGTCATATAATAGTGATAGCCAATTTCACTAATCTCATCCTCTGCCCATAGTAAAGTTCTATCTCTGCCATCTCTGACCATTCGCTGTAGTCGATTATAGTGTTCTATATCATCAGTTAATATCATGCCACCACGGCCGATTGGAATGTGTTTTTTAAATTGAAAACTAAGGCATGTTAATGTGTTGGCCACATATGAGTCTTGTTGCCATACCCGAGCTGAATCCACAATAGGTAGTGGGTCTAGACGATATTGATCCTGCCAGGGCATGTTAACAAACTGCCAAGGTTGCCGTATTTTTTCCAATGTCATTGGCACGCTCATGTAGGTATGTAACGGCACATTAACACAAGTTTTGGGTTGGTCCAACAACAATAAACTAAGTTCAATGGCATGACTACAACAATCTGTGGCAACAGCATAAGGTGCACCAAAAAACTTGGCTATCTTTTTTTCAAACAAGTCCACCACTTGCCATGTGTGTTTAAACTCATAGCCGGCCTGTTTAAGAGAATCTAATTCGGTCCGAGTTACAGGCATGATGAAAGTTCTTGTATGATTTCTTGACAAGTTTTTAGTTCAGTCACATGGTCAATGCCATGTCCAAGATATATATGACCGTCTTTTTTGCCCCGCATGCCCCGCAACAATCCCATGGTACCGTTAGCATCGTCGGGTCCGTTGTATGGGTCAAATTGTAAGGCACTTTGTTTGCGTTCGACATTGCCGACCATGTGTTTAAATTGAACCAAATCTTTACTTTGTTTTTGTGTTGCGGCAAGTTTGGTTTCGGTAGATATAGTGCTTTCGGTACTTAATGCCAACAAGGTGCCAACAGCAACTATCTCTGCACCCAGGTCAATATATTCCTTGACCTGTTCAGCAGTCCCCACACCGCCATATGGAATTAACATGGCTGTGGGTGTCAATTCACGTTGACGCAAGAATACTTCTTTAACAGGAGTATGTGAAGTAAAGCCCGCACTTTCTGCACCCTTGATACAAAATCCATCTAGCAAATGTAGGTCCATCATGGTTTGATCTACATTGTCGTAAATGCGTTTAAAAACCCGTGTGCCCAGGGCCTTGATTGGTTCTAGTAGTTGTAATAATTCCGCAGTTAATTCTTGTTCGGTATCAGTTGGCCTGAATGTGTTTTTGTTACCGTAGATAATTTCTATAGTTGGTATAGAATGAGATTTAACAATTTCTTGAACTGCTGTGTGTGGATATTCGTGCAGTTCAAAACTTAAATGTATGCGATTGGATCCTGTGGTTGCAACAAATCTATCTAGGTCACGTTGCATAAGCTCAGATTTTCCGTTGTAGGTCCAAGAGCACAAGCAGGGATAACCACCGGCATTGTGTACAGCAATAGCCAGTTCTATGGTAGAACCCTTGTTCATGCAGGCCTCTAGTATAGGCGAAGAAGATTTAAAAATTTGTTGTGTCATTTACAATCAAAAAGTTTTTTTAGATGGGATCTACTGATTTTACCAGGGTACACCAATGGTATAGCATCAGTGTTATTTAACATGGACAGTCGAAGATGTGAGTCAAGACCAAGCAAAAATTGTTGAATATCTTTGGGATTGCATTCTCCTACATACAAACAGTTAAGTTCATGATCGCCGAACACGATACATTCTGTCAAAGTAGGAAACTGTTTCAACAGTTGTGATTCTAAACTTATAGGATTGAATTTTTTGCCTTTGATGTTGAGTTGATCAACACTGCGTCCTAGTATGCGATAGTAGCCGGCTGAATCTTGATCGGCGAGATCTCCGGTATCAAACCAATCATCTGTGACCACACCGGGCCCTTGAATCATCAAATGCCCATCATCTATTTTGGCCTCAATTCCATCGGGCAACCCAATGGTACCCATGCGTTGTTCTCCGTGCAATGGGTTGGTAAAACAATGACTGTAGGCTTCGGTCATACCAAATGCTTCAATTACGGGTACGCCAAATCGATCTTTAAGGCTCTTAAACAACCAGTCTGGCATGGCCGAGCTGGCACTGCGAACAAACCTCAAATTGTCCAATTTTAATTGTGCAATAGTTTTTAACACATCGGGGATTGCGCTGACAAAGGTAGGAGCAAAATTGGAAAGATTCCTGACTCCAGATATCGGCATAAAATGAGCTTCGCAACCAATTCGTTTGGTCAACCAATAAAATGCTTGACCATGCGCATGCCACAGCGGCATTACGCTTGCGTATCGATCATTGGCAGTAATCTCATAAGAGCGTATCATATGATCCACACAATGATTGATCTGACCCTGACTGAATGAATAAAATTTACTGTCACCGGTGGTTCCAGAGGTGTAAGCAAACACTCGTTCATTGCTGTAGTCCCCACCATCTCGATATTCGGTACCTGTGGCCGAGATTTTTATACTCCAGTCGCTGTGATCCAATAAATATTTTTGCCTGGCCGGTGAGTTATCAGGATTCACAGTCATCACACTCCAGTCTTGCAACTGGTCAAGATAATTCCAAGGATCTGGCACACACAACACAGCTCGTTTCATGAAAGTACTTATATGCGTATATTATTAATATTATTTTTATTTTTGGTTAATCCAACGTGGGCATCAGAAATCATACGAATCCAAACTCCGTACACGGCCAATCACAGTGGCACACCGGCCATGTTTCGTATCATAGAAACTGCAAACAAGATACAAAAAAATTACACCTTTGTGTTAGAATTTAAACCGGGCGGAAATCAAGTGATTGCTGTCAAACAGATGGATCAAGACCCTGCTCGTAATTTGGCCATCATTGCTCCTTCGTTTGTGGAAAATGTAGCCTCTGGGCAGTTGAATGCTCAAGACTATGTTCCTGTGTGGTCGTTGGGTGATGCTTGCTGGATGGTACTGTCTAATGAATCTGCAACTTCTTCTGTGGCAGGCCTCAAAAACTCAAAAGAAATAACAGTAGGCACTGTGGGTTTTGGCAATGCCAGTCACTTGACAGCATTGCAAATTGGAAAACGCTACAACATACCAGTGAGAATGATACCGTTCAAATCCAACTATGACGCTGTGGTCAACATGGCTGGCTCCAATGGCGTAACATTTACCATTGACACTCCAGCTACTTTTGAGAATTTTCAATCACGCAATTCTCAAATGCGTATGTTGGCTGTAAGTTGTTCCAAACGACTGCCCGACTACCCCAACATCAAAACTTTACATGAGCAAGGTATTGAAGCTCCGTCAATCATGAACATTGTGGTTGCCAATGTGACCATGCCAGTAGATCGCAGGCTGCAACTGGCTCAAATACTTGAACAGGCTGCTGATCAAGTTGGCGAAGCTGAAATACAAAAATTAAGTGGATTTAGCCCACCACAATTTGATGGCGTCACTGCTCAAGCACATTTTACCAAAAAGATTGAACTAATTGCTCGTTTACGCAAAGAATTCCAAAAAGAAATCAAACAAGCACAATAGTCGTTGACTTTTACAAATAATGCTGTATAATTATTTGACTAACAGGAGATTTAGATGTCTAACAACAGAACTTTTAACGCAGCCGAAACTACAAAACTTAATCAAGTGATCAATGAAGGCATGCAGGTCACAATGGAAATTGAAACACTCACCGGTGGTCTCAACGATACTATCAAGGCCATTGCAGAAGAATTGGATATCAAACCAAACATTCTCAAGAAGGCTATCAAGTTGGCACACAAGAGTGAATTTGGTCGTGAGCAACAGGATCATGAATTGCTTGAACAAATTCTAGTTACTGTAGGCAAGACCTTATAAATATTGTTTTACAACAATTGAGTCGTTCACATTACGAACATGAATCATGGCTAACCGGCCATAAACGGAGAAAAATTTGAGTTACGTAGATGCACTATTCGATCGTGAACACGATCGTATTCATGTAGTTGAACGCAAGGATGGACGCAGAGTCTATCAGGAATATCCAACCAACTACGTTTTTTATTACGAGGATCCTCGTGGTAAATTCCAAAGCCTGTTTGGCACACCAGTAAGTCGTTT